ATCATCACTTTTCGAGGATATTTACAAAAACACAGAATATAATAGGAAACAATTAGATGTCTTAACAAAAGAGCTTGTTCAATTTATTAAGGATGGAGATACCGCAGTACAGATAGTACCAATGATAAAAGAGTATCTTGAAATAAATGTAAAGAACGATGATCAACTTGTTAAGATGGCTGGTATTGTACAAAGACTTATTTCAGCTGAAGGTAAGATTGGAGCTGAAGATGAGTATGGGTTATCAGATGAAGAGAAACAACAATTACTTAGTGGTATAGAAGATACCATAAAAGATATACAAACGGAATCTGATAATATACATAATAGAATAGAAAACAAGGTAGACTAAATGGCGTTTAGAAAGAAAAGAACCAAAGATATAAGTACAGAAATACCATTAAGTCGTTTAGCCACACCAGCACAAATAAGTTCTTATATTAAAAAAATTGTTAATGCTGCTCAATATGATTCCTTTGAAACAGAAGCATTTGAGGTTTCAAAGGTTTTATTAAATGATGAAATAAATAATGGAGCGGTATTAGGTACTTTTATCAACGAACCGAGTCAACCAATTTTAGGTGGTGTGGTGTTACCTTTAATGCCAAACATTTCAAATATACCATTGATAGGTGAACACGTTGTTGTAGTAGAATATAATGGACAGCATTATTACACAAGTATAATTAACAGAAAGAATAATCCTAATGAAAATTCTATACCTGGTGCAGCAGTTTCATATGAGGGTAATCCTAAGTATGGTAAAACTTTTGAAAGAAAGGATATTAGAAGAGTTGAAGTGTCTGAAGGTGAAGTTGTATATGAAGGTAGGTTTGGACAATCCATAAAACTTGGGTGTGACCATATAGATAATTTACCAATGATTAAAATACGAGTTGGCCAACAAACACCACCAGAACAAAAGGGTGCTGTAGTAAAAGAAAATATAGAACGAGATGGTTCATCTATTTATTTGTTAGATAATGGGTTACCCTTTAATGCAGATATTGATGAAGAAAAGTTTGATGGAGAACAAATTACTGGTAAAAAAATACTAATAAAATCAAATGGGATATTTATTAGTGGTAGAAGTAATATAAAACTCAGAGCAGTAAATGATATAAACATAACCACTCCAGTTTTTAATATAATATCAACAGAAGGTAAACCAGATATTAAATTAGGAAGTATAGAAACAGCTGAATTACAACCAGTAGTTAGAGGAGATGACTTGAAAACATTTTTAGATGAAGTAATAGATATGATAGTAAGTGAGATTAGTGGTGTTGGTACAGAAGTTGCAAAGATTGTTGGTGCACCTACTGGCCCAATTGGATCAGCTGCAGGATTAACTGTGGTTGGAAATGCTGCAGCTTTAAAAGTAAGACTAAAATCAAAAATAAATACAAGTCCAATGTTAAGTAAAAACGTAAAAACAGTATAGGAGTTATCATGAATAAGAAACAATTTATGAAAATAATAACAGAAGTAGTTCGTAAAGAAGTGAAAAAAGAAGTTAAAAAGATATTTATAAAGGAAGAAGCTTCACCCAAATTAACCGATGTTATCCCAGCAGTTTTAGAACCAAAAGAAGATATTGCATACACTAAAAATAAATCTTTAAATGATGTTTTAAATGAAACTGTTGGACTTAGTAAAAAACAATCACAATCAGATGAATATCCAACTTTAGGTGGTAGTGCTTTTGATAGTTCAAGAATGTCTGAAATGTTAGGATATGGAAAATCAGCTGATATGAAAAGAGACATGGTTGCTGTAGATACAATACAGAAGGCTGGTAAAACAGTAGACCAAGTACCAGAATTTGTAACAAATGCTTTAACAAGAGATTATAGTGGTTTAATGAAAGCATTAGATAAGAAAAAAGGGGGGCCTTTATAGATGTCTGAAAGTGCAAAAGAAATTGACCTTGATCCAAGAAAATATGTTGGACTATCATTTCCATTAAAAGGTGACGCTAATAATGATTTTGCATTAACTAAAAATTCATTAGAACAATCTGTTCATAATCTAAAAAATTTATTATTAACACATCCAGGTGAAAGATTGAATCAACCTGAATTTGGTAGCACTTTAAGAGCTATATGTTTTGAACAGAATAATTCGGAGTTACCTGGTAAAGTTGAAGAAGAGATTAGAAGATCAGTTAGTTTTTGGTTGCCTTATATAAACATACAAGAGGTTAGTGTACTAACTGATGAGGCTGATGCAAGTAAGATATTTGTTACTTTAACATTTTCTACCAGTTTAAATGCTGATAGTTTAGAGTCAGTAACTTTAGATGCATCGTCTGCAACTACAACATATTAATAGGAATTTAAAATGGCTCGTACAAGTGTAAAAAAAGATGTAGTAAAAACAGTAAATTATCTCAATAAAGATTTTGATGACTTTAGAGGTAATCTAATTGAATTTGCTAAACAATATTTTCCAAATACATATAATGATTTTAATGAAGCATCACCTGGTATGATGTTCATTGAGATGGCTGCTTATGTTGGTGATGTTCTCTCATATTACATAGATTCACAATTTAAAGAATCATTATTAGCATATGCAGAAGAGAAACAAAATGTTTACAACATAGCTCAATCATTTGGCTATAAACCAAGAGTAACTTCTGCAGCTGAAGTAACATTAGATGTTTTTCAAACTGTTCCCGCTTTAAATAATGAAGCAGATTATAGATATGCACTTAATGTAAATGCCGGAGCTTTGATTAAGGCATCTTCCAATGGAACTACATTTCGTACTTTAGAAGATTGTAACTTTAAATCTTCAGACTTATCTAATCAAGTAGAGCAAACTATATTTGAAACTGATAGTGGAGCTCCGACTAAATTTTTATTAAGAAAACAAGTTAAGGCTCAAAGTGGTGAAATAACAGAAGAGTTTTTTGATTTTGGTTCTGCAGAAAAATATTCACAGATAAAACTATCTAATCCAGATGTTATAGAAATACTTTCGTGTACGGATAGTGATGGTAATAAATGGTATGAAGTAGATTCATTGGCAAGAGATACTATATTTGAAGATATGGAAAACAATGTAGATAATGATCCGGCCTCGGCAATAGATGGTAAAACCGCTTCATACATTTTAAAATTAAAAAAGACATCTCGTAGGTTCACGACTTTTATAGATGAAAATGATAAAGTTGTTATACGATTTGGTGCTGGTATATCTGATAATCCCGATGAAGAAGTTATACCTAATCCAACTAGTGTTGGTTCTAGTTTACCTGGTAGTCCAACGTATCTAAATGAAGCGTTTGATCCAAGTAACTTTCTTAAAACAAGAACCTTTGGGTTAGCACCATCCAATACAACACTTTCTATACGATATGCGTCTGGTGGTGGTTTAGATGATAATGTAAATTCAGAAGATGTTACGGATATATCAAGTGTTTCTTATGAAATAAATGATTCTTTATTATCAGCTACATTGGTTCAAGACTCAAAAGATTCTGTTGCATTTACAAATCCATTACCAGCAAAGGGTGGTTCTGCTGGTCAAACTGTTCGAGAGGTTCGTGAAAGTGCTTTAGCATATTTTCAATCACAACAAAGAGCAGTTACAAAAGAAGATTACATTGTTAGAGCGTATTCCCTACCAGCAAAATTTGGTTCAATATCTAAGGTTCACTTTGTAGGAGATGACCAATTGAATAAATCTTCTGCTGTAGGTGAGTTAGAAAGAACAATAACTGAAAACGACATTGGTTCAACTGTTTTATCATTACAGGCAGGTAGAATACCAAATCCTCTTGCTATGAATATGTATACTTTAGGATATGATTCTAATAAAAATTTAACTACATTAAGTGATACCGTCAAGAAAAATTTAAAAACATATCTATCTCAATATAGAATGGTCACCGATGCCATAAACATTAAGGACGCGTATGTAATTAATATAGGAGTTACTTTTGCAATATTAACTAAAGCTGGATTCAATAAACAAGATGTTCTTTTAAGATGTGTTAATGTTATACAAGACTTTTTTAATATTGACAATTGGCAAATTGGACAACCCATAGTTGTATCTGATTTAGTTTATGAAATATCATTAGTAGATGGTGTAGCTACAATTACCCCACCTACTGAAAATAATCCAAAAAATCTACCTATAGTTATTGAAAACAAATATAGTGTAGCAGAAGGTTACTCTGGTAATTTTTTTGATATAAACTCTGCTTTTAAAGAAGGTGTTTTATATCCATCACTCGATCCGAGTATTTTTGAAGTTAAATACCCCAACTCTGATATTAGAGGTAAGGTTCTTGGTGACAACCTAGGCATACAGGAGTAGATAGATGCACTTTTTTACATTCGCAGACAAAGATTCAACTTTATATCAAGCTAGTGGTAGTTTAAATGCTGGATTGGATGAGATATTAGAAATTAGAAAAGATGTTAGTGATACCGGAGCTGTTGTTAATTCATCTCGTATAGTGGTTCAATTTGACTTAACTGAAATATCTAAGTCTGTATCCAATGGGGTAATATCAGCTCCAAATTATTTTTTAAATTTATATGATGCAAAACCAACATCATTAGCAACCTCACAAAGTTTATATGCTTATCCGGTTAGTCAATCTTGGACTATGGGTGATGGTAGGTCTTATGATAATC